AGGTTCTGCATTTATAAACCTCCCCCGGAAGCGGCGGTCTCGGCGATAAAGTCAGTTAATGACTTTGTGTCGCGTACCCCCAGCCGTTCCCGGATAAAAAACTTTGCATAGTCGTTCAGATGTTTTTCTCGCTCCGTATACGCCGGATCGAAAAGACGCAGGTCGGTCATCAGCATATTAAGAACGATTTCCCCGTCCTCTGTGCCGAATACCCTTTTGCAGATTTCAATCAGCATTTTGTTTTGTTCTTCCGGCTTGAGCTTTTTGTTATTCCAAAAACTTAAAGGCTTTTTATTAGGCATTACTTAAGCCCTCCTGCCATTTGCTCCTGTATATCAGCCAACGCCGAACCCTGCTTTACCGGCTCGTTCAGCTTGTTGTAGTTGTTCGTGATTTGTTTCTGCTGTTCCACCGCCATTGCCTGCTGCTGTTGCTGCTGCATAGCTATAGCCCGTTGTTTGCGTATCTCTTCCACGTCCCTGTCTTCGCGGATGGCGTTCTGCGGAAAGCCCAGCCCTTCAAGCCCTGTTTTAAGCGTCTGGTGGAAGTCAACAGTATCAAGCGATTCAGGACCTGCGATGTTCGCGACCGCGCCGATAAGGTTAAGGCTCTGCGATATGCCGCCCGATTCGTGGTACTTCTTCTGGGCTTGGGCAAGCGGTCCCATGAAGTCAACTTTCAGCTGAGCCCCCGTGCCTTCAAGCTCCTGCGGCGGAGGCGGTATCTTCCTCTGCCTAAACAGGATGTTGAAACTCCGCTGTATAATTTTTTCCAGTGCCGAATTCAGGTTTACAACCAAGTCGGAGAGTATCGCCGCTTTCTCGCCCTGCAATTCCATCACGTAGGTTGCCGTCATATTGGACGGACGCTGCTGCTGCAGCGCGAGAAAAAAATCAACGTTAAACCAGTCCTTGACCCTGTCTTCGATGTCCTTGTACATCTCAAGAGCGATAGGAAAATTAATACCGGAGTTTACAGGAGAAACAATCTCGTTCGGATTTTCAAAGTAGTTGTATCCGCCCGGCACAACGTTCTCGCTTCCTCTCATGGAATCGGGCACGTTGTAGGCAGGATTGCCTGCCATCTGGGCGACACGCAGTTTTGATTCGTCTATCTTGTTGAGAATGCGTATATCGTCCAACGCGTGGATGGAAGGCGACTCCCCGTAAGCCGCGCCTGCGACAGGCTCCCACATAAAAACAGCGTAAGGGAACTCGTTGTACCCCGATTCAAGCAGGATACAGTCTTCGCCCTCGTCGATGTATACAGACGCGTAAGGCATATTCTTCGCGTCAGGCGAATCGTCGTCGTATTCTTCGCGTTTGTACACAGCGTGGAGAATCGTTATCTCTTTATCCTTGCTTTCATTGCGTTTAAGGTCTGCCTTTCTAGTGTCGCTCAAATTATCCTCGCCAAAGAAAGCAGCGGCGTTCCTCAGCGTCATCGAGTATCTGCGGAACACCGTATCCGGCCTGTCGAACTCGTCTATGTCGATAAAGACTTCCTGCACCTTCAGGGTAGTAAACCTAAGCCTGTTCTCGCCGACAACTTCATCGATGAGCATCACCCCGTGTCCGTACTGCACCGCGGAGTCTATTAAAAGCCCTGCCTGCTGGTACAGGTTGGACCTTCTGAACTCCGCGTAAAGTTTCCTCTCGACTTCCTCAAGCCAGTCCTTCACGCCGTATATATCGAGGTGCTGTAAATCTTCAAACGAAAGTTTCTGCCAGACAATGTTCGGGGATATAGAGTAGCCGACAAGTCCGCTTCGCAGGGTACGGGCGAACTGGGTAGGACGGCTTGTAAACCGTTGGGGGCGTTTGGGGATTTTATCCTGCGGATTGTCCCAGTTGATTACGGATGGGGCGACGTACCTCTGCACGTCCTTCCAGTCGGAAAGCCGCTTGTCGCGTTCTTCTTTAAGGCGTTCATACCGCCTCTTGAGATTGGATACAAATTCTTTTTTGTCTTCGCTTTCCCGACGCATAGACACTCCTGTCCCGTAAAAACACTACGGATCGTTTAGTATCTATCAGCGCCGGTTTTCCGGTAGCCAATATTTTATTACTTGAGGTATTTATAACACGGACGGGCAAGAGCTGTCAAGGGGAATTATTCCCGATTTTCAACTATTTTATTCGGAGCTTTTTTTATCTGGAAGTACTTAATAATCCCAATTATAGGAATACCTGTTGAAAGGAACGCAAAAATCAAGAAGTGTTTCCACCATGAATACCCTTTTTTTTCGGCATTCTTTGCTATTGGATAGATGAAGAATAAACCAAATACAAATGCCCCCGGACCTACATAAGAAGAGCTATATCCAAATAATACAGGTATAATTCCGCACCAAAAAAAATAGAGAAAACCCAAATAAAGAATTGAAAGAAATATTCTCATCTTTTACTTCTTGGGTTAGTTATAGTATAGGTGGCAAGAGCTGTCAAGGGGTTTTTGAGGATTTTTATTCATTATATTTTCTATGATGAATTTTTCGCTCAATAAAGTAAAATACTAAAAAACCGCCTGTAATGAAATCGACAACTGACCATAACCCCTTTGGAATATGTATATGAAAAAGATAGGCGGTTATTGTGAGTATAATAAGTATTGCTGCCAGTGTAAAAAATATCTTTTGATAATATCCATTTACATCACCAAAATAATAATCAGAGCCAGACCAACAGCCAAACATAAACAAGAAAAAGACAACAAAACAATCAAACGCAGAGTAAAATGATGTTAATGAACCTTTCCAAAACGGTGCAGTAAATAATAAAAAAGGAAATGCAAGGTACATAATATTAATTAAGATATATGCTGGAACACTGTCTACCTTTTTCATATTAGCCGTATTTTTCCATTTTTCACGCCTTCTGTAAACCCCTCTCTAATCCGCCAACGGGTCCCATCCGGCATTCCGTTTCCCCAAGTTCCAGCTCCCGTTCTGCTTTCTCAATGCGTTTGCCGGATGGTGGGCGAACTCGCTCATGCAGGCGTAACGGCTCTCGTCGTAGATGTGGTCTTCAAGTTTCGTGTCCACGTCCTCAGGACGCTGCGGATTGGGCGTTAGTACGGGTATCGTCCTTATAAAATCCGTGCAATGGTCGAAAACTAAAAGCATCGGTTTTCCGTCCTCGCCCTCCGTCTTCATCAGCTGATGGAACTGGACCAGCCCGTTAACGCGGTCGTTATTTGCAGGTATCATCTTGAACCCTGCCTCTTTCCATTTCTCCGCAATACTCGGTCCGTCGTCGGTCTTGTTCCATATCGCGGGATCGGCGACGCATTCGGTTACGCCTTCCGCTATCGCGTCATCCCACGCCTTTTGGGCTGCTTCGGCGGCCCCCATCCTTATTCCCGTGTCCGGCTCGTGTTTGGCGCACCCGTACCATTCGCCGTAGCGGACCATTCTGCCTTCGGCGTTTACCGCCCATTTGCCCAGAGAGAACGGCTTTGCGAAGCCCCAGTCCATCGAGTAAAAACGTTTCCACTGTCCCGACGGCAGAGGGAACGGCTTGACGATGTGCTTTTCCCTGCGGAACTCATCGAACACCTGCCCGGCGAATACGTCCCAGTCGCCTTCCAGCAATGCGCGGCGTAAATGGGTAGGCAGCATCTCAAGGCGTTTCATATATTCGGGATCGTTATCAAGCAGTTTTTTATTGTCCTGTATAAGAGCCTTGACGAAACAACGCGTCAGCCCTTCTTTGGTTCTGTATATCTTCCCCGGCTCTCGCCCGTCTATAAACCTCGCCTTGATCCACGCGTGCCCTACGCCGCCGGGGTTTGCCGTTCCGCGGATATAACAGGGAGCTCCTGCGGCGGAACGGGCACGGCTCATCATATACCGCCAGCAGAAATCAGTGGAATAGTTGCCAAGCTCGTCAAAGCCTATCCACGTGTACGCCTGCCCTTGGTAACGCGTTACGTCGTCATCCCTTTCCAAAAAACGCATTTGCAGTTTGGAGAGAGTGGGAAAGTGGAACGTCCTTTCCGCCTGTTTCCATATCGCTCCCAAAGGCAGAAAGAGCTGTTTCGCCCTGTCGATAATGCTTTCAAGTTCGGGGTATGTACGCCTGAATAAAATGCCCTTCCAGTTCTCCCGCCATTCGTTCGCGAAAGATAAAAAATCCGCAAGCAGGAAGTCGCTCTTGCCTCCGCCTGCGGCTCCGCCGTACAGCAGCTCGAACGAATTATTCGCCAACGCTTGGGCTTGCCTCTTCTGGGGGGCCCAGAGTTCCTTCATCCTGTATTCCTCCAAGTTCCTCTTCCGCAAACAGTTCTTTCTGCAAAGCCTTGAATACCGGCATACTGCCTCTATCGATGTCCGTTATTATCGTCTGTGCAGGCTTGCCGTCTATCCTGTCGAAAATATATTTAATTGCCGTCATATCTTTGCTGTATACCGCCAGCTGCCACAGGCGTTTCGCAAGAGCGTCCCTCATCTTCATCCCGTCAAATTCCGTACCGGGTAATTCTACTTTTTTATTTCCGTACTTTGCCAGATATTCGGTCAGAGACGCGTTCTTCCGCGGCCGTCCGTTGGGGTTGTTTGTCTGTCCTTTCTTCAGCGGCATTGTCGCTCTCCCGTCAGCCGGGAAAGCCTTCATAGGTTTTGTT